TCAAATAGATTGAATGAATTCCCACTGCAGATACTCACAGATCTTCTTCCAGATGGCATCGTGCTGAATCAGTCGATCGCGAGATTTGAGAAGCGGGAAGTGGACCTTATACTCGTCCAGCTCCAGCAGCTCCAGGAATTTGTAAATGATGTAGGAATATGAGAGGAAATTACGCCGCTCATCGGGGCAGTAAAGAAGGTAAGGAGCCTGAACTTCCTGGAACATCGCCCGAATCTTGTCCTCAATTTCAGGTGTAATCGTCGGTGGAGGATTACCGTTCAAGCGCGATAAAATATGAGCAGCATGTTCATAGTAACGGTTACGTCCCAGCTTCTTGAGAATCTCACGAATATTCTGTTCTGTCAGTACTGCAATGTTTTCGATACGTCGCTTTTTGATTTCGCAAATCACTTCGTTCATCACATCGTCAGGAATCTCCGTGCTCTCTTTCGCCTGAAACTGGTTGAGAATTTCGTTCAGGTGATTCTGTTTCTTGTACGCGTAATTGTTTCGCTCTTTCGGCGGGTCACGGAAACTTGGGAAGTCAGAAACAACTAGAGCATACTCTTCTGACCCACACTTGGGACACACTAGAATACCTTCCGATGTAATTTCCTCGCGCGGAATGTTGCAGGGTGCACAATGCTCTGACATCTTCTTGATATTGTCCGCGTTCTCCGCAATGTTCAGACCGTTGGATAGACCACGACGGGACATATATTCGTCAAACATCTTCTTCTTCGACGGTCCTGCAGCGGTTTCGGTCACAGAAAAGAGCTTGTCGAATGTCCCTGAAAGCGCACCTCCCACATCAAGTTTGGACACAGTTTTCTTCACTACAGGGGCATAGTAATCCAACATGATGTCTCCGCTATCCAAGTAATATTTCTGAATATCATACTTTTCAACTGCACGGACCTTTTCGTCTTCCAGGCTCTCCAAATCTTTTCGTAGACGCGTAGACCGCATAACGTCCCCGAACTCGAAAGGATCAAATGTTGCCGATAGATCGTTCTTTAGTTGGTGAATATGTTCATCCAGAGCCGCAATGGCTTCATCTGTTGTTTTCTGCTGAAGTTCGTCAATGTGGCGTTCATGAAGAGAATCCAGCGTTCCAATCTGATCCCTCTTTCCTCCTCCTCCTTCCCGAGACTTCTTCACCTTAAACACGTCCGAAGACATCTTTACTAAACTATTATGAATCTGGGTTGACCACCTGTAAGCCATTATTTCCTTTATTTCGTGGCAATGTAGGCAACAATGCACGCTAGGGCAACTCCCCAAAGAGCGTAGGCAAGAGGATCCGCATACTCGAGTTTCATGAGCGGTGTAGCATAGTAATTGTCAGGAACGTAATCTGCAAACCTTTCCGTCCTTGTCGTGCTTGCACGCAACTTCGTCTCATCAGCCACCACCTTTGCTGCACGGCGTTCAAACGTTCCTTGGTCAGCAGCACGTCGGCAGCCTGCTCCAGGAGGAGGAAGACCCATATTCAATTCGAGCGACGGTGTGAGGAACTGGGTGTCGGAGGTATTGATTTGTCCGTTTGTGTCAACCACTGGACACGTGTAGGCTTCGCAAGGAGGAACCCCGTCAGCTACCAGTCCATTCATAATTTTCAGGGGATTCATCGACGCGAGATCCCCCCCAATTCCAGGAATAATACCATCAAACCCCGATCCTTGAACAGCCCTCTGAAAACCTTCTCCAAGAACACCTGCGGCATCGTCCCCACCCAGATAATTGTTGACGTAGGTCGAGCGCTTCACAACACTTCCGCCAGGTGCCTTGCAGTATCCGCCCGTATCCCGAAAAAACTGGCTTCCAACCTTGGGTCCTTCTACCAGGTTTCCGACATAACTCCGCACTGCTCCAATGTTCGTAGACACCTGGTCAAACGATCCGTCGGACGACACGCCCTTCTGTGCAGGAGACTGAATGGTCTGGAGGTAATCAAACGACGGACCCAGTACCGTATCCATTCCCGCATTGACAGCACCAACAGGATTATCGTTTACTTTTAGGATGGAGCTCTGAACATTTGCCCACATGTTAGCCGCCTCTTCTTATTTCTTCGGATGAGATGCAAATTCTACCAGTTGACGCTGGAAGGCAGGGTTGGTGAGGATACAGGGACGCTGTCTGGCCACAGACTCAATTAGTTTCATCATCGGTATACCGAAACGCCGATGAACATAGGCAATAGCTAGAGTGGCCGACCGATTCATTCCTGCATGGCAGTGAACATACACTTTCCGACACTGCGGATCCCGTAAGAACTTGTCCATGGTCTCCTCGAACTTAGGGTAGAAATCGCGGATAATTTCCGTCTGTTCAGTATCTTCGGCTCCCAAACTAACATACCGAGGACCTAGATGACGACGCGCCCAGAAAGGACATGCACTATCGTCGGCACAGTTGATGATGTTTGTCACAGAATAAATACGCATAAAGCGAGGACTCATGTGTGCTCCAGGGCCAAGAAGAATACGATCAAACACGACTGCGATTGGATCGTATGCTGGTCCCCGAGTTCGGGTTCGGTAAGGGGCAATAAGTGCCTCTACCTGCTCGGACATTATATAGCATCGCGAGATTTGCGAATATGAATTTTACTACGCTACACCAGAGGCTGGAGAAGCGTCTGGAGAATATAGACTAGAACAACGCCAAGGCCCCCGAGAACCGCGGCACCTGTGAGCGAAACCACTCCCGAACCCGCATACGAATTTGGGATATAGCGGAGAAGGAGGGACTGGACCTGGGTGAGGGAAACAATAAACACCGCACCAAAGACCGAGACATATGTCATAATGCTCTTAAGAACCGTCTTGGCAGCGTAAGGGTGCATCGGGGCAGTCTGGGACGGCGGGGGAGGAGTGTAGATGGCGGATGATGTTCCAGGGGTCACCATCTGTGGGTATGTTGTTGCGGACGGCAGGGACATCGCGGGCTGCTGCGAACCTCCAGGTGGCATCAGCTGGTCTAGAGGGGTTGCGTCCATTTCTTTATAGTATCTAGAGTGAAAGTCTCGCGTCGGGACACGACGCATCCTCCACTTTATAACGATAGCACTTTCCATCCACTCTTGTCACCATCTTTTTCAGTTCATCAACTGGTATCGCAGACACATCAACTTCTGTCTGTGGGCGATGAAACATGAGGACTGCAATACCCAATCCAATCACAAAGGAGAAGAAGTAGTTTGCTTCGGGTTTTTTCAT